CAGCAAACCAGGGTTTTACAAGTTCGCACTTTACTTGATGCCATTTAATATCTTTTACCTAAATATTCTTATTGCGTAATGAGTGAACTAATTGATTTTGCGTCAGAAGAATCCGTAAAAGAAAGCAAAAAAACAAAGCCTAAAACAGAAAAAGCTATAGATTTTATTCATCCAGGTTTTTCTGTTGAGGGCAAATGCCTCCATTGTGGTGAAGGTATTAGAACCGATTATTACGGTAATATATTTTGCGTTAATTTTGTAGTCGAATGCCCTAACTATAAAGACCGAAAGGAGGTTAGATAATGCCTTTAGTAGACGCTATTCCAGCTCGTGTGCAGCATGATACTGTTGGCGGTATTGTAAAAGTTATTTACGATTTTAAGGATGTAGGTGGAGCGGTATCTAATATTCCTCTTGAGCTAGAGCTACCAAGTGAAGCTATTATTCACAGAGGTTTTTTAGATGTTTCCAGAGCTTTTACTGGAACTACTGGAACTACCACAGTTGGTTTGTCTTTTATTGGATCTGGTACACAGGTTATTTTAAGTGCAACTGCTATTGCGTCCGTTACAGGAGTCGTTGCTTTAACAGCAAATACTACTCCCGTAAAAATCGCCAGTACAAATGCTGCAAAAACGGCTAGATTAAATCTAGTAGTAGCCGGAGCTGCTGTAACTGATGGTAGAGCCAATATTTACATTCAATATTTTGGAGTATAAAGATTATGCCGTGGTTATCTAATGCCGAATGTTTGCAATATTCCCCTGGGATTGCGTTAACCGGTGAAGCTCTGACCACCGCTATATCTTTAGCACAGGTATTAGCTGAAGGAATAAACGGGTCTAACAGAGTGTTAGAGATAACGTCTTACACAAGAGTTGTAAAACTACCTCGAAATGGACGCGTTAAGTTTCCATTATTGCCAGTAATACAATCAGTTCCACCTGTTATAAAAATACGTGGAACTGATCTCCCCCCTAGATTCGGAGTTTATTCGACTCAAGAATGGGAAACATTAACTATAAATACAGATTATTTAATAGATTACGACAACAGTGAAATAATTTTATTAGGTTTGTCAAGATTATTAAAACAAGAATATATCCATAGCGGATTTAGAAGATATCAAAAAACTCCTACTTCACCTCACGCCAAAAAACAAATAAAAATAACTTTTTCTAGTGGACTAAATTTTAATCAAACCACAGAAGAAGTATTAACCTTAAAAAGAGTTTTAGCATCAATAGTAGCTATCAGAACCTCTCCTCAGTCTCAAGGTGTTAAAAAAATTGATGTATCAGATGAAGAATACAGTGTAACTTATGCTTCACAATCAGATTATATAGGAATAACCAAAGATGTTGGAGTTGGTAGTCCTATTAATGAACTTTTATCAATATTTAGAAAATATAGACCCGTTGAGGTATCTACATGAATATTGAAATGTTAACAGCTTCCGCTTTACAATATTTACCAGATAATTATTTTAGTACATCTAATTTAGAAATAACGTTTACAACAGGAAGTGGAACGTTTATTGCAGACCCAGAAACGGGTAATTACATACAGCAGCCTGGTGCTCCTATAATTATAACTGCTTCAGTATCAGAAGATGAGGACTCTGTTAATCAACCTATACCCGGTAGCCAAGGTGTCGCTGTATTAAACTTAAAAGGCAGATTTGTTAACCCTAAGCTAATACCAGCTACAGTAAAGCTAGATTCCATCGGCACTGCAAAGCTAACCAACAATGATGGTTTAACAGTAAGCGGTACATGGAAATTTACCGCTATTATTCAAAACCGCATTAACTCTTATACGGCAAAAAGAGGAACGTTTTTTAAAGGAACCATAACTACTGGATCTGCTGTTTAGGTATTGACAAAAATAAAATAATCAGTACAATAAAGAAAAACTCACATTAATGATATGATCTACATTCTCAAAGACAATAGCATTTGTCCGTTTTCCAAATATGTAATAACCAATAGCTATGGAACAATGTTTCTAAGCGCAAATTGGTACAAAGAAGCAAAGATCAAGGTTAAAGAAAATCTGCAAGCTTTAGCCATAGCAAACAACGCTAAGCTTAAAAGCAGAATAATTTTAAACGGCAACACAATTAACGACATAATAACTTTTGACTTCGATGATTTTAGTGGGTGGCATCACGTCAATGGAAAAACCTACAAAGATTTAGAGTCAGCATTAATGGCGTAATATGTTAAAATACCCCTAAAATTTAGGGGTATTTTTATGGAATACGTAAATCATCCAGAACATTACAAGTTAAAAAACAACAAAGAAGTAATAGACGTTTTAGCGGAAACTCTTACAGCAGAAGAGTTAAGAGGGTTTGTATTAGGCAATGCAATAAAATACATTACTAGATCTGCTTACAAAGGCAAAGAATTGGAAGACCTGGAAAAAGCTAAATGGTATTTAGAGTGGTATTTGTCTTTTAAAAAACCGTCATGACATTTTTGGACATCAATTTATAGGTTTTTTGCGTATTTCGTCGTCTACAATTTCTAATGTATGACTCCATTTACAAGCTATAGACTTACTTATGTTAAAATGTTTTTCACACCATCTATAGCTTTTTCCTTCCGACAAAGCGGTCAACACACTTACTTTAAGATAATCTCTAAACGACGCTCTACCAACTGGTGCTGCATTATGTAAAAACTGCGCACCACAATTCTTGCATAAATAATTTTGTTTTTTTCGTTTTAATCCGTTTTTTACAATGTCAGTGCTATTACACTTATTGCAAAACAACTTTTCTTGTGCTAACAATTTAAGTTTTGCGAATGCTTCTGCCTCTAATGTTTTTAATTCTTTAAAAGATATACCTAATATATTTTTAGTTTCGTTAAAGTTGTAGCCTTGTAAGTGTATATATTCTATAACTATTCTATGTTGAATAGATAGCTTGTCTAGTAAAATTTGCAATTCTTGTTCATTTTCTTTTAATCCATTAACTGGTAGTTCTGGTAATTCTTGATAAACATCAGTGCAAGCAATTTCAGCTTTCTGCGCTAAGAATAAATCACACTCCAATTCTTTGGCCGCAGCTTCATAGCTTACACCTTTTTTAATTGCATGTTTTTTAATTTTCTGGTAAATCGTTTGCAATTTCCTAGGAACTCTTACTACTTTAGATTTATCCCTTAAATACATTAAGATGGAACCTTTTATGGTTGGCATCGCAAAACTACAGAATTTAACAGATCTGCTAGGATCATATCTTTCAACTGCGGTTATTAGCCCTATAGACCCTATTTGTACTAAGTCATCTACTGGCACAGTACAAATCTTGCTTAGCTTAAACGCTACGTCGTATACAAGTCTTAGGTTATTTTCGATTATCTTATTTCTCAGCCTTATGTCTTTAGTCTTATGAAATTCAGCTAAAAGAATTTCATTGTCTTTAAAATTATCCATAAAATCCTTAATCAACTAATATAATTTTAAGGCAACTATAAAAATAAAATGAAAGCAAACTGGAACAATATAAGCATACCGAAAACCAGAACAGCCATTCTTTCTTGGCACAAAGACTATCCTCAAAAAAGCTCTTATGCAGCCATAACTCATGAAGGCGGTACTACACACAATGGTGTATTTATAGCGCCTAGACCATGGGTTAGCGATACAATTAATAGTTTTACAGGTAGTGAATTTAACCAGTCTAGAGATTATCACGTTATGGCATCTCAAAATATTGAGGATTGGTTTGACGCTATAGCTTTTGACTTTGGGCAAGCTTGCCAAACACAAATGGAACAACCGGTTTATGAGTGGAATAGAGTGACAACCAGAAAAAACCGGACTGTAGTTGGTAGTCCAAGAGATATAATAGATATGGGAGAGCTAAGAGATTCTTATCAAATTGAATTTATATGAACGTATCAGAATTAAATGCGAGATTAAGAGTTTTACTATTACCAGAACTCGGAACTTACACTAATGGCACTGCATCAATTTGGGTTTACGGATCTAATTCTTTACCGCCTTCAGTAAGCAATGGAATGGAATGTTTAATCAGGCAAATCCCATTAGGCTATGCTCGCTCTTCTAGTTCTGGGCAAAAATATAAGCCACAAGAGTGGGAGATAATACTTAAAAATTACAAAAAAGACAACAACATTGATAAAGCTATTAGAAAAATTGAACAATCTTTTCCGGTTAGCGAAGTAGTTCACATGCCTTTTACTACCGAAACTATAGAGCAGGCTAGAATAAGAATTAAAGACCCAATATTTTTTCGCTCTTTGTAACTAAAATGGCAAAAATATAAACAGAAGAGTTATATAAAAATATATGCCTTTGGCTACAGCTTCAACTATTTTACAAGATTATACTCTTGAGCTAATGCTTTTAGCTCAAGATCAATTTGGAGCGCCAAATAGAAGAGTTCCAACAGATACTTTAACTATTCAATCCACCGCAGATCCAGGGTCTTCAACCATAACCCTAAGAACTAACAATCTTAGAGGAACTTATTTAAGAGCTGGCATTGGATTAACTTTTTTGGTGTCAGGAAGTCGTCGCCAAGCAGTAGTTTTAGATGATGTGGAAGTTTTGTCTACCAACACAACTGTAAACGTATCTCCACTGTCTAGAGAAATTCCAGCAAACTCAACAGCTTTAATCGTAGCACCTATTTCTTTAACTGCATATCAAGCAACTAGTAATGCTACAGCTATATACGTTACCTCTAATGTAAACTCTCAAATATTAATTCCACATGGAACAGCTTTGACGTTTCAGTCAGCAGGAACAGTAGTAACTACTAACGGATCAGCAATTATTCAAACTGGGTCTGTTTCAACGTCTGGAGCTGCTGTTGCGGCAACATCTGTTACCCTAACAAATAACAATTCTTTCCCAGTAACAATACCTGGCGGAGCTATTTTAAGTTTTGGAGGTTCTAAAATAGCTACAAAAGACAGCAACCCTGCAACAATAAACGCAGGACAAACTCTTAGTGTAAGTGGACTCACGGTAGGAGCAACAGCTTTAGTTTCAGGTGATTCCGCTTTAGTCCCTAGCGTAATTACTGCATCAAGTAACGCAACCATTACCAGTGGAAACGCTGCTAGATTTTTGACAGGCTTAATTCCTTTATGTGGTATTAATCAAATTGATTTAGCCAACCAAGAGACTCAAGTAGATACGACTAATTTACAGTCTGGATCTGGCACAGAATACGCATTAGTCAGAGTAGCTAGATCTTATACTATTAATGGTATAGCGTTAGCAGGTGACGAATGCTTAGAAACAATTGTTAAACCAGTTGCAGCTTTTAATTCAGAGTTTTTAGGCAGGGAAGTTTATGCAGTAGCTACATTTCCGGACGGAGAAAGATTAGCTGGCACTGCAAAAATTACCGCTTTCAACATGCCTGCAAACCAAAACGAAGTTAAAAAATATAGCTTTAACCTTACTTTCCAAGGTAGAGCATTTAACTGGACTGCACCTTACACATTCTAGTCATAGGAGTTTTTGTCATGCCTTTAGCTACCGCTTCAGTAATCTTACAAGATTATTCTTTAGAGATTGGTTTATTACCCTTAGTTGCCTCTGGTGCTGCAACTGGAACTAGTAACAGAGTTATCTCAACAGTAACATTAACAACTAGTTCCGCTGCAAACGTAGGAGGAACTTCAGTTAGTTACAACGCTGTCACTTTACCCGATACAGTCACCTCTTTTACAATAAGAGAAGGAAGTGGTTTATCTTTTATTCCTGCTTCAGGCGCAAGAGCTAGACGACACTGCATTGTTTCCGCAGATAAAACAGTAACCACTGCTACACCAGGTTCCATCGAGATACAAGGGTTAGATAAAGACATTCCAGCTAATTCGACTCTTGTTTACCCAATTATTGGAGAAAGCACAAATGATGGTATCACTACTACAGGGTTGTATCCTTTGGCTGGTATTACACAAATTGATTTAGCCAACCAAGAGACTCAAGTGGATACCACCAATTTCCAGTCTGGATCTGGCACTGAAATGGCTTTAGTTCGAGTTGCTAGAAGCTATACTATTAGCGGTATTGCGTTAGCTGGTGACGAAGTGTTAGAAAACATCATTAAACCAGTTGCTGGATTTAAAGGTTTTATGTTTAACCGAGAAATCTATGCAGTAGCAATGTTTCCAGACGGGGAAAGATTAAGAGGTGTTGCTAAAATTACGGCTTTTAACATGCCTGCAAACCAAAACGAAGTTAAAAAATATAGCTTTAACCTTACTTTCCAAGGCAGAGCATTTGCTTGGGATGCTCCTTATATCTTTGCTTAATTAAAATGACGGCTCAATCATTAAATAACACGTCTATAGAAGTAATGATATTACCCGTCGATTCCACTGGTAATACTATTACTCAATTTAATAAAGCAGAAATAGAAGTGTTAGAAGACGCTTTACCAGGAGCTGATCAACTAAAAATACAATCGTCTTTAGATGATGTATTTTTAGTTTCTGGTACTGCTCTATCTTTTGCTAAATCAGATTTTTCGGAAACCCCAGGGAGTAGAAAGCAGGTTATAGTTTTAAATGATTGTAACTTGTCTGGCACTCCTCAATACGTGCAAATTAGCGGATTACTCCAATCTATAAAAAAAAATGAGGTAGCTTATTTTATAGAAAATATTTTACCTTTAAACGGAGTGCAATCTTTAGATTTGTCATCACAAGAAACACAAATAGATACAACTAATATCACATCTGAAAAAGGTGTTTATAGTGTATTTGTAAGACATTCTATGTCTTGTACAGTAACTGGAATCGCATTAGCTGGAGATAAAGCTTTAGAAACTGTAATTAAGCCAGTTGGTATGTTTTCTAGCACTTTGTTTGGCAGAGATATATATGCTGTAATAACTTTGCCAGATGGAGAAAGATATGCAGGAGTTGCTAAAATAGGATCTATGTCTTTACCCGCCAGTCAAAACGAAGTAAAAAGATTTTCATTTACTTTAATTTATCAAGGTGAAATACTAGAATGGAATCCACCTTATAGTTTTGACGATTACAGTTAATAACAAAATGAAGATTTTAACCGACCCTTCCCAAAAACTAGCTGTATTGGTAAATTGCACAAAATATGCAGATAAATTACTTTGCGGTGCTGCTATTTTCCAAGGGGGACTTAGTGGCACTATTGCAGTAAGCGACCAACATAATACTTTTTTAATTAAAATACCTGAGTCAGTTGGTAAATCTGCTACAAAAGAATGTTATGCTGATGAAAGTGATTCTTTGGAGTTTGAACTATGCGCCCGTTAATTCCCGTCTCTAAAAAAAATCAAGAAATAGTAGAAGTAGGGGGCTTGTATTTCCTTAAAAAATATGGTGTTACAATTGGTGAAAGAACTAAACTTAAAAGCGCTGAAGACAAAAGACAGTTAGTAGCTGTTACAGTACAGCAGTTAATTCAAAAAATTGCCAAGCAAAAAAACATTACGCTAAATGCAGCGCAAGAGATATTAGCTCCTACAGGTAAAGGCGACACCACTGTAGATAACACTGATGTTTTAATTGAGTATGCAGAAGACTTAGCTAGAATTAGTAGTTCTTCTAGTGATATACAAATTAACATGGATGTCACTGTAGCTACTATTATGATTCAAAAAAGAGTTGTATATCCAGTTAAGGTGACAAAAGCAGCGTCATTTAATGACAAAATTTTATATATAGAAAAATCTGAGTTAATGTTAACGGATAAAATGTCAATCCGTTTTGGTACTGCGCCTAATTTTGTTTATGCAGTTGTAGATGCAAATCATCAACCAAATTCTGACAAGATTAAAGTAGCTCCGTTGGCTGGCAATATCAATGAAGATAGCGTAGGCTTTGTGTATGACAAAAATGAAC